AATGCCTGCAGCCTGAGTTTGTACGCAGCCTGACCTGCCTTGAACAGCAACTGCGCGATGATAACGTGTGGTTTGAAGTCAAGATCATTCCGGGCACGCTGGTGCATATCGCGCGGGACCGGCTGGCAAAGCACGCCGTGAACAACGGTTTTGATGAAGTGCTTTGGATTGATGACGATATGGTATTCGACAGCCATCTGTATGAAGACCTGAAGATGTGCGGAAAGGATATGGTGTGCGGGCTGTTCGTCAGCCGCCATTATCCTTACGTTTCCTGTCTGTTCAAAAGCTTGATTCCGGTGGAACGCATCAATGAATATCCGGACGAAGCGTTCCGGGTCGCCGGTTGCGGCTTCGGGTGTGTTCTGATGAAGACGCAGATCCTGAAGGACGTGATGGTGAATTACGACGGGAAGTGCTTTGTACCGGACCAGAAACTGGGCGAGGACTGCGCGTTTTGCTACAGGGCGACGGGGCTGGGCCATGAGATATGGTGCGAGCCGACGGCCCGCGTGGGGCATGTGGCAAAGATCGTGATCTGGCCGGAAGACGTCGAACGGTTTCGGGGAAACATCCAGGGGCTGGAAGGGAAAACAATCGAATGAGGTGAGAGAACATGCTGAAAGAAGCCAAGCTGGCCCTCCGCGTCACGCAGACGATCTATGACGCTGAGATCGCGAGCCTGCTGATGGCCGGGGCGAATGACCTGCAGATCGCGGGCGTTGTCCTTCCGGGAACGGTATCGTTCACGGTGACGAACGACGTGATCACAGATACCAGCACCCTGACCGATCCGTTGGCGATGCGTGCGATCATCACCTACGCCGCGATGCGGTTCGGGAATCCTCCGAACTACGACAAACTGCGCGAAGCATACGATACCCAGAAGGGTCAGCTGATGCACGCGACAGGATACACGGACTGGTTGAACGGGGAGGACGACAGCGATGATGAGGGCTAACGCGGTGGACCTGATCACGGTCAGCCCGGAAGCCGGCGGCGTCGGTCTGGAACCGACCGAAACGAAGCGGACAGTTTACTGCACGGTCAAGAGCATCGGACAGCAGGAAGCCTATCTGGCAATGGGCCAAGGGTTGAACCCGGAGCTGAAGGTGATCCTGGCCCACGACTTTGAGTATGAAGGCGAGGGCCTGTGCGAGCTGGACGGTGTGCGGTATGAAATCCTTCGGACCTATATCACCGAGACGGACGGTATCGAGCTGACGCTGCAGCGGGTGACCAGGAATGCCGGCAGGCTGCCGGATCCTGATCCGCCTGTCACGACTGAAGGGAGTGGTAGCTAATGCCGAGTGAATACGAAGCGCTGGTGGCCGCCCTGAAGCTGACAGACATCCCCTTCGCGGAGTACGGCTGGAACAAGCGGCCGGAAGGAACCTACGGCGTCGTATCGCTGGACTTTGAGTCCGACAGCCAGGACGGGGACGGCGAGAAGCAGGACCGCGCCTGGGAAGCGAGCGTTGACGTGTTCATCCGTCTGATCCGCGAGCGGGATGACGTGATCGAAGCGGTCGAGGAAGTGCTGACGCAGATCTGCGGGTCCGCATGGTGGCAGAACAGCCACAACTTCGAAACGAACACCGGCCTGTTCCACATTGAGTGGGTCTGCAAGGTGATGGACGAAGCCGAAGATCCTGAGCCAGAACCTACGCCGACACCTGAACCGGAGGAAGAACCGGAAGAGGGTGACGGCTGATGGGATATGAGCTGAAGGTCGACGGGATGGCTGAGATCAGCGAAACGCTGACCAAGCTGGAAGAGCGTGCACCGGCAGTAGCGGCGAAGGCCCTGTATGAGGGTGCTGGAATCATGGCGGACGAAGTCAAGAAGGGCGCGGATTCGATACGGACCGCGCCTTTTAAGTGGGCTTCAAACAGTGCCGGAGAAACCAGACTTCCGTCTCCTGAAGAGAAGGAGATCGTGCTGCAGGCTTCCGCTGGCATCGCGAAGTTCGACAAAAACGGCACGGAAGTACAGACTTCGGTCGGTTTCCGGAACGCCGGATACGCGCAGCTGAAAGGCAAGACCGTGCCGATCCCCAAGATCGTGAACGCCATCAATTCCGGCACAAGTTTTATGACGAAACAGCCCTTTGTCCGGAAGGCAGCATCAGCCGGAGGACCGCGGGCAATGGCGGCAATGAAGGAGGTTATTGAAACCGAGTTCGACGCCATGACTAAGAATTAACTGGAGGGAAACCATAATGAATGCGAATGTTGGTATGCAGTACCCCGTGTACTCGCCTGTTACGGCGTACACCCCCGGAACCAGCATCACCTACGGCACAGGCGCTGTAGTTGCCGAAGCGGTCAGCGCTTCCGTCAGCTGGGAACGTGCGGACGGCCGGTTCTACGGCGACGACGTTCAGCTTGACAGTGACAACGGCGTGCTTGGCTACACGATCGACTTCGAGCCCACCGGCCTGTCTGACGCGGTCCGCGCCGGCCTGCTGGGTGAGACGGTTGCGTCTTCCGAATACACGATCAACAGCGACGCCGCCCCGGATGTCGGCTTCGGCTACATCCGCGTGATGCGGAGCAAGGGCACCGTCAGCTATGAGGGCTGGTGGTACCACAAGCTGAAGTTCTCCGTGTCTTCCGAAGAGACCCGGACCAAAGAACGGAATATCGAATGGCGCGTTCCTACCCTGAACGGCGTGGGCGACGGCGTCAGCCTGGACAGCAGCGGGAAACTGGCGTTTGCTGTGCACAAGTCCTTCTCCGACTTGTCCAGCGCTAAGACCTGGCTGAACAGCAAGGCCGGGATTTCCTGATGAACCCACGGGGGCGCTCTCAGTGCAGGGAGCGCTCCCGGCTTTTTGTGCATAAGGAGTGAAGGAGTATGGCAACAATCAATCTGAAGGGGCGGGAGATCCCGCTTTTGTATACGACCTGGGAGATGAAAGAGATCCAGGAAGACATCGCACCGATCAGTCGGGCGATCAGCCTGGTGCTTGGCCGGAATCCGGAAGACAAGACGGACACAAGCAAATACGGCAGCGCGGAACACCTGATTGCGGCCGCGAAGCTGATCAGGATCCTGGGGAACGCCGGGCTGGAGGAAGCCGGAGAGACACCTGACCTGACGGATAAAAAGGTGCTTCGGGCATTGCGTCCGGCGGACCTGGCGAGCGCGGTCAGCATTTGCATGGATGCGATGAACGAAGGGATGCGGAGCGAGATCCCGGAGAAGGATAACGACGAACCTGTCGACGTAACATTGGAAGAAATTAACAAAAAAAAAGCGAAGGCCGACTGACTTACCTGATGGTTGTCAGCTGGGGCCTGATCGCCGGGCTTAGCCTGCCGGAGATCCACCGGATGCGGCCCGGTGAGGTAATGGATTTGTATATATACCGTCGCAATTATGACGACATACAACACGGTGTAATGAGAGGGTGAGACAATGGCAAGCGGCGTGAACGTAAAGATCGGGGTCAGCGGGGTTGCTCAGTTTAAGCAGAGCATGAACCAGGCGAAGCAGGCAACGAAGACCCTCGACGCTCAGCTCGCTCTCACCGAAAAACAGTTCAAGGCGACCGGCGACAGCGAAAGCTACATGACCGAGAAGTCGGCACTGCTGCAGGCGAAACTGGAGCAGCAGCGGACCGTTGTCGCGAATGCCGAAAAGGCCCTTGAGCAGATGCGGGCCAATGGCGTCGAGCGCTCGAGCACGGCTTATCAGAACATGTACCAGCAGATGCTGAAGGCGAAGGGCGAGATGCTCGATACCGAAAGCGCTATGCAGGGCGTAGCGGAAGCCGGAGACGAAGCAGCCAACGGCGTCAGCGACATGAACAACCAGCTGGCGCAGATCGGGAAGAACGTCAGCATCGAGAACGTCACAAACGCGCTTGACACGATCACCGACGGCATGAAGAAGGTCATGCAGTTTGCCTGGAAGACGGGCGAAGCGATCGTGATGGCGACCTTGGGTGCCGGAGCGTGGGCGGATGAGCTGCTGATGACCGCGGCGCAGTATGAGATCAGCCCGGAAGATCTGCAGCGGTGGCGGAAAACCGCGAACATCATCGACACAGACGTCGACACGATCCTGACTGCTCAGGACAAACTGAAGCGCGGCCGGGAAAAGGGCGACAAGGAGACGATGGGCGCTCTGGCCTACCTGGGCGTGGATCCAACCGGCAAGAGCGACATGGATATCTTCTGGGAAGCCGGTCAGGCAATTGCCCAGCTTGGCAAGGAAGAAGACAAGGTATCCTACGCCCAGAAGATGTTCGGGAAGTCCTGGCGCGAACTGCTTCCGCTGTTCACCGCCGGGCGTGAAGAATGGGAAGAGACGAACCAAAGCTGGAGCATCGTCGAAGAGGATCAGCTTGAAGGCATGGGCAAGATGGACGACCAGTACCAGAAGCTGCAGGGCGAGTTCGAGACCTTCAAGATGGAAATGCTCAGCGCGTTCTCCGGCCCTCTTACCCAGGGCATGGAAACGATCACCAACCTGTTCAAGCAGCTGAACGAGTACCTGGATTCTCCGGAAGGACAGGCCCTGCTGCAGCAGCTGGGGGACACGATCAGCTCACTGATCACCGACCTGACACAGGTGAGCCCGGAAGACGTGATCAACGGTCTGAGCACGGTTGTGGAAAACGTCACAAACGGTCTGAAATGGATTTCTGAACACAGCGGTGAAGTCGTGGCCGGAGTCGGGGCGTTCATTGCGGCGTGGGCCGGTCTGGAAGTCGCCAAGGGCGTGACTACGGTCCTTCAGCTGATCAACGGCATCAAGGGCCTTACCGCGGCGAATGCTGCGAGCGCCGGAGCGGCTGCCGGCGGAAGCTGGGCAAGCGCGTTCGCATCGGCAGCGATGAAGGCCGCGCCGTTCCTGGCATTCCTGTATACGCTGCTTAATCCGGCATCCGGATCGGATGCGCTTGGGAGCAACGACCTGCTGGATGCGAACGGACAGCTTACAAACGAGGCGAAGGCCTACGGTTATCAGCAGGACGAAAACGGACAGGTTTATCTGCCGACGCCGGAGTGGCGCAGAAAAGAAGAGGAAGAAAACGTCCGGAAGCACCAGGAAACGACCTTCGGCGGGGATGCGGAAAGCGCGACCGACAGAAACGCCCGTATTCTGAGAAGTTCCAAAGCACTGGAAGATCTCCAGAGCGCGGCCGACAAAATGGACCAGACCGCCGCGGAACTGACCGGCGGATCTGACAAGCAGAAGCAGTCCAGCAGCGAGATGAGCACGGCGGCGAACACCCTGAAGGGCATGCCGGCGGAAGTATACGACGCGATCCTGAAGGGCTTTTCAAACGTGAAGATCTACATTGACGGGCAGCAGGCCGGATCGGCGCTGACGCCGTACGTCAATTCGAGCATGGCGGGCATTCTGATGACACTGAACAAGTAACGGGGGCGATCCGATGATTCTTAGCAAACGAGTGGCGCTGGGGGGCGTGCAGCTGGACGAGCTCCACGAACGGATCGTGATCCTGGGGTTTGATCCCGGCGTTCCGAACGAGACGATTCAGGCAACGCCCCGGATGAGCGGCGTCGGTCAGCGGGTGACGGGGCAGCATTGGAACCAGCTTGACGTCAGCGTGACATACGGGATCGACGTCCCGAAGACGAACATGGCGCTGCGCCGGGAGATCTTCGACGCGGTGAACACCTGGGCGCTGCGGCGCGGATGGCTGACGACCAATGAGATGCCGAACCGGCGATTGTACGTCGATAAGGTGGTCGTGCCTGGAAGCGGCGACCTGCGGGAGTGGACCGCACAATTTACGGTGGTTTTCCGGGCGTATAACGTGCCGTTCTGGCAAGATGAACTTCCGGCACAGGTGGCAAGCGGAACGACCGCCAGCGGCCGGATCTGGCTCGCAGCGGGCGGGAACATCGGCAGCGTGCTGGATGTTTCGTTCAGAAATATGTCCGGCATGACGATCAATAACTTCTGGGTGCAGGCGAACGGGAACCGGATCACCCTGGCGGCCCTTGGCCTGGGCGGGAGTTCCACCCTGACGATCAGCCACGGGACGGACGGCCTGCTCCGGATCACGGCGGGCGGTTCCAGCGTATACAACCGGTATAGCGGTGCGGACGACCTGTACGTGAACCCGGGATCGGTCGCGGTCGACTTTGCGGCTGACCGTGCCGGGATCCTGACGGTCCAGAACTACGGGAGGTGGGTCTGATGATCCTTTTGCAGGGGCATAGCATCAGCCCGCTGAAGAAAATCCCGCTGGAGGAAATGAGCCTTCAGCTGAAGGAGCGGGACAGCACCGCGACGATCGTGCCGGCCGACATGGACGGGATCACGGTGAACAGCTGGATGGTGGACGACACGGAGCCCGGGAAGGGCATTGTGTGGCGGGTGAATAGCATCAGCCAGGCATACGCCACCCGGACGCCGACGGTGCAGCTGGAGCACGCGATCAATACGCTGAAGGACCGGATCATGTTCGGAGAGCACAAGCCGAAGGACATTACCGGGAACAGCAAGGCGACCACGGCCACGGCGGAGCAGACAATCAGGTACATCCTAAGCAACCAGAGCGACTGGGTCCTGTGGCGGTTCGACTACGCAGGGACCAGCAACCCATATCAGTTTGACGGCGACACGCTGTTCGACGCGCTGGAGACGGTCACCAGCAGCCTAAAGAATGCCTGGTGGACTTATGACATGACCGTATACCCGTTCCGGTTAAACATTATCAGGAAGGATAACACGGCATATAGTGAGCTACGGACAGGGCGAAACCTGAAAACAATCACAAAGACGATCGACAAGAGCGGGATGTATACCCGGTTCTACCCGATCGGCAAGGACGACCTGCACCTGAGCGACTACGCGGTAGACCGGAACACGGAATACTACGGCGTGATCAGCAAGGTGGATACCGACGCGAGCATCGACACGGAAGCGGAGCTGCGGCGGTGGGCGAATGAGCGGCTGGACGACCACGCGGAGCCTACGGTCACGATCGACGTGGAAGGTCTGGACCTGGCGGACGCGACAGGGGAAGAACTGGACCGGATGTGGTTGGGGTACTGCTGCCGGATCCCGCTGGCGGAGTTCGGCACGACCATCACGGAGCGGATCGTCGGGCTGACCTTCCAGGACAAGCTCCGACAGCCGGAGGTCGTCAAGGTCACGCTGAGCAACAACCGCACGGATTTGACGAAAATCATCGCGGATTCGATGAAGAGCAGCGGGAAGGGCAAGCGGACATCGACAAAGCAGGACAAAGAGGATCATGCCTGGTTTGAGGATACCGACGATCATGTCGCCATGTGCGCGGAGGCACTGATCGGGCGGGATAAGAACGGTGTGGACTGGTACCGGCT